GCGAGGCTCCTGTGGAAGATTTAGCAACAGCGCCACAAGAAGCAAAGGCAGAGGCTGCTACTCCTACAGTAGAAGCTGCTCGCCCTACAATTACAGCACCATTTATTTCAACATCTGTACGTTCACCTATTACATCTATGGAGAGCTACACAGAGCACAAGATCAAAGCTGCGCTAGGTAGCGATGAGTCAAAGCTATACATTTCAGCTGCTGACGACTCATTTTCAACTAACCCAGCATTTAATCCAACTCAATATCTAACCGAGTTTGTAACTAACACACGTTTTGGAACACCTACAATCGATGCATGTTCACAAGGTGTATTGCCAGGTACTGGTATGACCATTTCTGTACCATCTTTGGTAACTTCAGCAGCAGGTGGCACAGGTGTTGCACCAGTTGTAACAGTTGAGGCAGAAGCAGGCAACGTACAAAATACTGGTATGGAAACCGCTTATTTGACTGGCACAGTCCAGAAGTACAGTGGCATGAACACACTCAGTGTGGAGCTTTTAGAAAGAGCTGGATATCCTGGCTTTTATGCAGAGCTTACACAGCAATTACAAAATGCTTATTTGACTGCTATTGATACAGCTGCATTAACAGCATTACTAGCAGCAGGTACAAACGGATCTGCTGAAACAGCAGACAGCCAAGGTATTATTGATTATTCAGCAGAAGCTGCATCTTTAATTTACAAGAACACTGGCTACTAGGTGCTACTGATACAACTGGTCGCCCAATCTACAATGCAATTCAACCAATGAACGCAGCTGGACAAGTTGCACCATCTTCAATCCGTGGAAATGTATTAGGACTTGATCTATATGTAGACAAGAACTTTACACAAACTGCATTTGATGATGCCTCTGCTGTAATCCTTGCACCAGAAGCATTCACCGTATATCGCTCACCTCAGGCATTCATGTCTGTAAACGTAGTTTCAAATCTACAAGTACAGGTGGCAATCTACGGATTTATGGCAACAATCGCCAAGATGCCTTACGGAATTATCAAGTACGCAAAGGCCTAAATAACAAATAAGTAATCCTCTGGGGTTTAGTAGCCCTAGCCCCAGGGGAGCTTTTAACAAGGGAGTAAAGATGGCAGCCACATATGTGACCGTAGCCGAGTTGCGTTCTAACTTAGGCATTGGCACTCTTTACACCGATGCAACTTTAGAAGAAGTTTGCCAAACTAGCGAAGATTTAATTAACCAATACCTATGGTTTAACACTGCCCCAGTAGTAGCCACAGCATTACAGGATAACGTGGCAACACTTATGCTCGCCAATCCAAACGCATTTGCTGCGACCCAATCAATAGTGGTTAGTGGTTGCGGTGCCACATTTAACGGCACGCACACAATCACTGGCACAATCCCGCCAACATCAGGCACTACTAGCTTTATCCCAGTATTTATGTATAACTACGGCCAAGTTAATTACCCTAATGGCTATTCATTTGTTCAATATAACAAAACGGCAGCAAATCAAGTTTTTCACAAAGTATTACCTTATGGCGTGGCTACTGGCCCCGATCACAAGACCCAATCTTATGCGACAACTCCAGCCATACGAGAAGCTGCGATGATCCTGGCCGTGGACATTTTCCAGGCAAGACAGGTGAGCGCATCAGGCGGAGTGGGCATGGATGGGATCTCTGCAAGTCCCTATCGCATGGGTTACCAAATGGTCAATAGGATCAGGGGTCTCATCCAACCTTATGCAGCACCCTCATCATTGGTGGGCTAATGCCATCAGCAATTACCACACTAAGAAACACGCTGGCAACTGATCTCGCCAATGCAGGCGTTTGGTCAACTTTTGCTTTCCCGCCAGAAACGCTGCTTGTAAACAGCGTGGTTATTACACCGTCAGATCCTTACATAGTGCCAAGCAATAATGAGCAAGTATCTGTATTGCCTATGGCAAACTTTAAGATTTTGATTACAGCTCCAGCCTTGGACAACCAGGGAAACTTGGCTGGCATAGAAGATTTTATCGTAGCAGTAGTAAACAAACTAGCAGCATCTTCATTGGTGCTCAATATATCAAGTGTCTCCGCTCCAGCTATAACTAACGCAGCTAGTGGAGATTTATTAAGCGCAGAAATAACCGTATCAATCCTAACGAGCTGGAGTTAAACATGAGCACATCAGAGGACTTAGCCTTCTTAATTAAGACAGGCCAAATCAAGGAAGCACTAAAACCAACTGCACAAACAAAGAAAGACGAGGAATAACTATGGCAATCTATTTAAACAATAACGTGGGTGTTAAGTTGGCTACCAATGCTGCACCTACAACACCATCAATCGATATTAGCTCGCTAGTTACTAGCGCAGTAATTAACCAAATTGTAGACGAGCTTGAGGTCACAAGTATGGGGGACTCCAGCCATCGTTATGTGGCCGGTTTGCAATCAGGCACATTTACCATCGACTTTATCAACGACTGGGCGACCAGTCAGGTAATGCAAACCCTTAATGAGGCATTTGGCAAGACCCTTGCCGTGTCTGTTATTACAGTCAAGGGAACAACAGTTTCAGCTGCTAACCCTACTTACCAATTCTCAATCTTGGTAAACAACCTAACTCCTATTGGTACTGCTGGCGTTGCAGAGGTTGCAACTTCTTCAATTACCTTTACACTTAACTCAGCACTAACAGTATCTCCATCTGTAGCGTTCTAATTAAGGAGTAATAATGGCAAAACTAAAGATTACTAGGGCTAATGGTGAAGTTTCAGAGCACAAAATAACACCAGGAATTGAATATAGTTTTGAATTGAAATATGGCTCTGGAATTAGCAAAGTCCTGCGGGAGCACGAACGTCAAACTGAAATCTTCTTTTTGGCTTATGAATGCTTACGCAGGGCTGGCGTTCAGATACCTGTATGGGGTTCAGAGTTTATTGATACTTTGGATACTGTCGAGGTATTAGACGAAGAAAAAAAATAACGGAGCGTAATTCAACTTTATACAGTATTGCCGCTTTAAGTGTAGAGACAGGAATTGCGCCTAGCGAGTTTATTAACATGGATACAGAAATGTACGCAGCCATCGTACAAGTCTTAACAGATCGGGCGAAGGAGATCAAAAATGCCAGTCGTGGTAAACGGCGTTAGAGAGTTCCTTAAAGCAATCGATGAGATAGACGAGGATATGTTTAAGAATGTAAAAGCCTCGTTAAAAACACCCATGATTAAAGTAGCTAATCGATCTAAACAAGAGTTTCCAGACAACGACAAGGTATTGAGTGGGTGGCTTAAACAAGCGCAACCACAAGAAGGCCAGCGCAGACCCTTTCCTGCATACGATCAAAATACAGCTAGACAGGGTATCAAATACAAGCTTGGCCCTAATAAGAAAAACAGAAGCGGCTATTCTGTATACAACTATGTGTCTAACGAATCAGCTGCTGGTGCTATTTATGAAACTGCTGGTCGTAAAACACGTGGGTCACAAGGCGCATCGCTAAACCCAGATGCAGGCATACAGTTCATTGCAGCATTGCCAGAGGTAGTAGATGCAACTTTGCAAGGTTCTGTGGGTCGCAGAGGCCGCAAGAATAAGGGTCGAGTTATTTACAAGGTTTGGAAAGAAGAACAAGGCGATGTCTATGCAAGCTTAAAGAAAGCTATAGATGATGCCATATTTGCGTATTACAAGAAATTACCATTAGAACAAAAAAATCAGGTATTAGGTTTTTACAAAGAGCGATCAGCTCGTGGATTTAAGGGCGTGTAATTGTGCCAACTTTAGTAGTCTCCGCACTCAGCACCTTTGATAACAAAGGATTAAAAAAAGGCAAAAAGGAAGTATCAGCCTTTGAAAAGCAAGTTAAGAGTTTTGGCAAAGTCTTTGCTGGAGTCTTTAGTGCCACAGCAGTAGTTAATTTTGGCAAGAAGTCAGTACAAGCATTTATGGCCGATGAGAAGGCTGCAAAGGCATTAGAACAGCAATTAAAGAACGTTGGCTACCAATTCAGCGCACCAGGTGTTGAGAAGTATATTGCCAGCCTACAGCAAGCCACAGGCGTATTAGATGACCAACTACGCCCAGCATTCCAATCTTTACTGACTGTTACAGGATCAATTACTCAAAGCCAAGATGCATTAAACACGGCATTAAACATAAGCGCAGCTACAGGTAAGTCCGTGGTAGAAGTTAGCCAGGCATTAGCCAAAGGCTATGCAGGTCAAACTACAGCTCTTAGTAGATTAGGTGCTGGGCTAAGTAAAGCCACACTTAAGTCTGGCGATATGAATAAGATTATGGCCGAACTTAATAGCAAGTTTTCAGGCCAATCAGCAGCTAGATTAGATACTTATGCTGGCAAAATGGATTTATTAAAAGTATCTGCCGAAAACGCTAAAGAAGAAATTGGTAAAGGCATATTAGATGCTTTAAGTTTGCTTGGCAAAGATAACAACATCCAAACTGCAACCGATCTTATGGATGGTTTTGGCAGGGCCACAGCAGATGTAATCGTAGGCATAGGCGTATTGGCATCAAAATTAGAAAAACTCGGTAGCACCAAAGTTGGTGGCGCATTATTCAACGTAAAGAACATTCCAGTATTAGGTGCATATATTGCTGGTTTCCAAGAATTGGGTGCAAGCGAAAGAGCTAAAACTCGCCCTGACGCAGGTGGCGCAGCACGTACGGCTTCTAGAATCTATTTAGATCAATTACGCAGAGAAACTAAGATTCTAAAAGATTTGGCTAAACAAAGAGCTGCAGAATTGGCTGCGCTCAAAGCAAAGTCAGAAGTAGATAAACTTAAAGACAAGTTTGATTTAGAGCGTATTGGCTTGACCAAGGCTTTGAATGATGAAACTAATGAAGAAATAAAAAAACGTATTGAAGCTAAGATCGCCATATTAGACAACAATGAGGCACTGGCCAAGAAGATTAACGCTGAGATGGATGCTGCCAAAAAAGCTAAAGAATTGGCGGATACTTTTGGTGGGGCAGCAAACGCATTAACAGCCCAAATAGCCAAAATGTCTGCAATGAACGACTCTCTCATAAACAAGATTAACGCTAAAATTGCCGCAGGTGCTTATGTGCCGCCATCAGCCTTTAACATTCCAGGCGTAGGTTCAGCATTCCCAACACCTTCTGGCCCATTAGGTGGCGTTGATTACACAGTACCAATGGGTAGTGGCAACCCAGTTTATGCACCTGGTGTATCAGGAACTCCAATGAGTTATGCAGATGTAAGACTTGTGGTAGATACCTCAGTAACTGGCGATAAGTTTCAGCAACTCATTGCCGAAAGTATCCAAGGTGCTCAACGTAGCGGATACAGCACTTCTGCGGCTGGCAGTCTTCCATAATGACGGTACCTGTAGTAAATGCAATAATTAACTTTAGCACTGGCCCAAGTTTTGCCCAGGCGATGATCTTAGATACTGGCATACTTGGCACAAACGTCTTGGCCGATTCCACAGCTGTAATTGTTGATGTATCAAATCTTGTTAACCGTATTGAAACTAACCGAGGCCGCACAGCTTTATCCGATCAATTCCAAACAGGATCATTGACTCTGCGCCTAGTAGATCAAAACGGCGATTTCAACCCACAAAACACTTCTAGCCCCTATTACAATTTATTAACGCCAATGCGTAAAGTACAAATTAGTGCTACCTACTCAGGAGTTACTTATCCTATATTTTCAGGATTTATTACCAGTTATGTAACTTCTTATCCTTCAGAGGCAGAAGATGTTGCTATTACGACAATTCAAGCTGTAGATGCATTTAGATTAGCTCAAAATGCTCAAATAAGCACGGTAACTGGTGCAAGTGCTGGCAACCTAAGCGGCACAAGAATTAACCAAATCTTAGACGAAATTGACTGGCCAGCATCGATGCGTGATATAGATGCAGGCTTAACCACAATGCATCT